CATGAACCCGATCGGCCCCGAGGGCGATCGCCGGTTCGTCCCGCTGAACATGGTCCCGCTCGAGCACGTCGACGACATCTACGGCGACCAGGCGGCTGACGACCAGGTCGACGACGACGCGACCGACGACCAGGCAGGAGACGACGAACCGAGCCAGCGGGACGATCGCCACGTTGCGATATGGAAGCAAATGCGATCGGTATGCAAGCGGCAGTATCGCCACCTCTTCCGCGACGCGGCACGACGGACGTTACGACGAGGTGAGAATGCAGTCTGTGGCGCAGCGAAGAGACACCTGCAGCGAGCGGAGCCCAACCATGAGGCGTTCGATACATGGGCCGCCAGCTTCGCCGACAAACACGAAACGTATTTGCGCAATGCCTGGCAGCCCGTAATCGACGCCTACGCGAGCACGATGGCCGCGATCCAGGCCGGCTCGATCGACCTGGCAGGCGAGCCATCGGCCCGCTTTCGCGAGGCTCTTCTGCGTTTCGCCGACGGCTTGGCTCGCAATCACTGCAATCGCATGATCCGCAGGCTTCCGGGGCCGGAGCCCGGGGTCAATCGATATGTGGTGATCGCGCATTGCGTCAGTGGCTGGGACGCCTCTGAGTGGTGCGAGCGGGTGATGGACCAATTATCCGCCCTCGTCACCCGTCACACGTGTGCCGACGCCGGCGGCTACGACCCCGACGATCCGACCCTGCCGACCGAAGACGACGAAGGCCGCGACGGCTGGTTGCAGCCGCGTTCGGTCTCCGATGATCCCGACGACCCAACCTTACCAAGCGAGGATGAAGATGAGTACGACGATGATCCCGGGGAAGCGTCAACTTGAGCGGCGGATCTTCCCGGCCCGCGAACTCCGCGTCGACGACAGCGAGTCCGACGAGAGCAACGAGCCGAAGATCGTCGGCTATGCCGCGGTGTTCAATCAGCGGACCGAGTTGTGGACGGACCACTTTGAGGAGATCCTCCCCGGCGCGTTCGAGGAATCGCTCAAGGCCGACGACATCCGCGCGCTGTTCAACCACGACGTGAACTACGTCCTCGGGCGAAACAAGGCCAAGACGCTTCGGCTGTCGGAAGACGAGCACGGCCTGGCGATCGAGATCGACCCGCCCGACACGCAGCTCGGCCGTGATACGGTGGTACTGATCCGCCGCGGCGACATCTCGCAAATGTCGATCGGCTTCTGGGTGCTCGACGAAGAGTACAAGAAGGAAGACGGCAAGCGGATCCGGATCATCAGCAAGGCGAAGCTCTTCGATGTCTCGCCGGTCACTGCCGCGGCCTACCCGACGACCGAGGTCAGTGTGCGGATGAACCTGTCGCTGCAGCGCTCGATCGAAGCCTCGTTCGCCGCCTGGGAGCAGGAGCAACAGCCGCGGACCTCGATCGCGACGGCCCGCCGGCGGCTCGATCTGCGGATGCGGCAAGCGGGTATTTCGCGCGAAATGACGGATTGAAGATTGATGATTAGCGATTGTTGAGTGGCGAAGGAAGGGTCCGAATCCTCGGCCTTCAGCAATCGGCAATCAGCAATCAGCAATCGTCAATCTCCCCGCGCGGCCCAAAAATCCCGCCCACGGCCGGCCGATCCTCCGCTAGATTGAACGGCTCGAACAGAAGAGAGGGCACACCGGCCGCGGCCAGGGGCCCGGGCTGCAAGCAGCGTCCGGCGATCGGTGTGTGACAGTGAGCGAAGCGACCCGGCAAGCCGGGCGTGGACCACTCGCAGAACCCAGCCAAGGGTCTGCCGGCAGTCCGCGTCCGGCTTGTTTCGTTGGGGGCGCCCGGTGGGCCGGTGAGAAACAGAGGAATCGACCATGCCCACCATTCAGGAACTGTGCGACAAGCGCGCGACGGCCTTCGAGCAGATGAGGAACCTGGTTGACGAGGCCGAGGCCCGTAGCGACAACCCGGGCGTCTTCTCCGGCGAGGAGCAGGAGAAGTACGACCGGATCAGCGCCGACATCGATCAGTACGACCAGCGGATCGAGCGTCAGGAGCAGCTCGCCAGCCGCAAGGCGCTCGGCGACCAGCCGCTCGACCGTCGGAGCGACCCGGGCCAGCCGGGCGGCGACAACCCGGGCGAAGACGCCGACACCCGCGGCTCGGGCGCCGATCCGGAGATCCGCTGGGACGACTGCCGCTACGACACCGAGTCGCAGTTGCGCGGCTGGGCCGGCAATCCGGACCAGATTCGACGCGCCAAGCCGGCCTATCGCGACGCGTTTGGCGGGTACATGCGAGACGGCCAGCAGGCCCTCTACGGCCTGTCCGAGCAGCGGGCCCTGCAGGCCGACGCCGACATCTCGGGCGGCTACCTCGTCGCCCCGACCCAGTTCGTCGGCGGCCTGATCATGGCCAAGGACGATCTCTGCTTCCTGCGGAAGCTCGCCACCGTCCATCTCGTGCCCAATGCGGACAGCCTGGGCGCCGTCTCGCTGGACAACGACCCGGCCGATCCGGCCTGGACCGCGGAGATCGGCGACGTCTCCGAAGACTCGACGATGAGCTTCGGCAAGCGCGAGCTGCACCCGCATCAGTTGACCAAGCTGGTCAAGGTCAGCATGAAGCTGTTGCGGAAGACGTCCGGCGGTGCCGAGGCGTTGGTCCGCAACCGGCTGGCGTACAAATTCGGCGTCACCGAAGAAGCGAACTTCTTGACCGGCAGCGGCGCCAACGAGCCGCTCGGCCTGTTCACGCTCAGCGACAACGGGATTCCCGCCGCCCGCGACGTGGCGACCGACATGGGCGCGACGGCCGTGACGGCCGACGGCCTGATGAACGTCGCCTACACGCTCAAGGGCCAGTATTGGCCCAACGCGCGCTGGCTGTGGCACCGCGACGGGATCAAGCAGATCCGCAAGCTCAAGGACGACAACAACCAGTACATCTGGCAGCCGGGGCTCGCCGGCGGGCAGCCGAACACGCTGTTGAACTTCCCCTACGTCGTGTCGGAGTACTGCCCGAACACGTTCACCGCCAGCCAGTACGTCGGCATGCTCGGCGACTTTTCCTACTACTGGATCGCCGACGCGTTGAACTTCAGTCTCCAAAGACTGATGGAACTCTACGCCGGCAACAACCAGGTCGGTTTCATCGGCCGCGCCGAGACCGACGGCATGCCCGTGTTGGGCGAGGCCTTCGTCCGCGTGAAGCTCGCCGCGAGCTGATCGAGCTGTGAGCCATGAGCAGTGAGCGGTGAGCCGGCCAGGCTCGCCGCTTACAGCTCGACGCTCGAAACGCATCACCCAACCGTTCACTCAACACAGCGAGCAAAAAATGAATCTCTGTAAGGAAGTAAAGTGCACGCTCGTGCAAGTCGCGCTGGCCGACGGCGCGACGGATCCGGATTCGGATAGCGTCGACATGGAGGGTTTTGACGGCGTGATGTTCCTCGGCATCGTCGGCACGATCGCGGCCACCGGCACGGTGACCCTGGCCGCCGAACAGTCGAGCGACGACAGCACGTTCAACGCGCTGAGCGGGATCAGCGCGGAGGCCGGCGCTGCCGACGACGACAAGTTCCTCTTGCTCGACGTCTACCGCCCGACCGACCGCTACGTCCGAACCGCGCTGACCCGCGGCACGGCCGACAGCGTCTACGGCGGCACGATCGCGATCCAGTACAAGGCCCGCAAGAAGCCGACCGTGCAGGACGCGAGCACGCTGGCCGCCCAGGTCCTGGGGATCTCGCCGGACGAAAGCTGATCGAGCGATGAGCAGTGAGCGATGAGCAGCGAGCCAGAGGGGCTTCCTCAAGGCTCATGGCTCAAAGCTCATGGCTCAAAGCCCGACGCACGAAGCACGCGTCCCATTTGATTCCCGTCACACAACAATCAAAACAAATGAATTTGTCGAAGGGCGTCAAGATCACGCTCGTGCAGGCGCCGCTGGCCGCCGGCCAGACCGGCGCGACCGGCGCGAGCGTCGACATGACGGGCTTCGACGGCGTGATGTTCGTGGGGATCGTCGGCGAGTTTGCCGGCGCCGCCCTGCTCGCTGTCACCGCCTATCAGTCAAGCGACGACAGCACGTTCAACGCGCTATCGGAGATGAACGCGCTGGTCGACGACAACGACACGTTCCTGCTGATCGACGTCTACCGACCGACCGACCGCTACGTCCGCACTACGGTAGCTCGCGCCGGCAACGACATCACCTACGGCGGGACGATCGCGATCCAGTATCGCGCGCGGAAGAAGCCGACCGCGCACGACGCGGCCACGCTGGCCGCGGAAGTGCTGGGGATCTCGCCGGACGAAGTTTGAAGAGTGAAGAGTGAAGGGTGAAACGGATTGACGATTGTCGATTGATGATTGTCGATTGTTGAAGTCACGTCACACAGGAACCAAAAAATGCGCGTCAGAATGAAGACGACGATGGCCGGTCCGCAAGGTTGCGCGCGGCCGGGCGACGAGCGTGAGTTCGACCAGGCGACCGGCGAAGCGCTGGTCCGTGGCGGCTACGCCGAACTACTCGACGGGAGCCTTTCCGTGCAGAATCCGAGCGCCGAAACGACGGCCGCCCCCGGGCCGCCCGAGAACAACGCCGCGGCCGGCAACGGCAAGCCCAAGCCGACCGACGACGACGAGGAGTCCGAGACGAACCAGCCGTCTGGTGAGACGAACCAGCCGGCCGACGAGGCGACCGACGCCACCGACGAAGCGGATCCGACGCTCGACGAGCTGGGGATCGACGGCAACGACGCCGCGCTGCTCAAGGAGAAGAACCTCCTGACCCGTTCGGCGATCGAGGAGTTCGACGCCGGCCCGGGCCTCGAGTCGATCAAGCACATCGGCAAGGTCAGCGCCGGCGAGATCCGGGAACTGATCGCGCTGAGCTATGAGGAGTGATTGACGATTGTCGATTGACGATTGTCGATTGACGAGGGTCTTCCTGGTAGCTCATAGCTCAAAGCTCACTGCCCGACGCACGCGTTCCAACCGATTCCGTGATCGCAACAACCAAAATGAACGCCTACAACCAAACCGTCGCTCCGGTCAATACGGTCGTCGCTCGATCGGACGTGAAAGATCACGCCAAGATCGAGCACACGGTCGACGACGACCTGGTCGACGCCTACCTGGCCGCGGCGATCCGGATCGCGGAGGAACGGCTCCGGCGGCAGTTGATCACGGCGACCTGGGTGCTGAAGCTCGACGCCTTCCCGGCCGACGGGGCCATCGACTTGCCGCGACCGCCCTTGCAGTCGATCACCTCGATCACCTACGTCGACACCGAGGGCGACACACAGACCCTGTCGACCGACGTCTACGACGCCGACACCGACAGCGACCCGGGTGTTTTGGTATTGCAGCATCAGCAGAGTTGGCCCGTGACTCGGGACCAGCGCCACGCGGTAACGATCACCTACGTCGCCGGCTACGGCGACGACCCCGAAGACGTGCCGGCCGACTACCGGCTGGCGATCAAGATCCTGGCCGCCGAATACTACCGCGAACGCGAATCGGGCGGAGCCCTGCCCGGCGTGGTCAAAGCACTGCTCGGCGACCGGAACTACAACGCATAGCCGCGCGGCATTTCGCGCGAAATGGACCATGCCCATCGACTCCGGAAAACTCGACAAGCGGATCACGATCCAGCAGCCGCGCGAGAGCACGCACGGCGGCGAGGTGACCCGCGTCTGGGAGGACCTGGCCACCGTCTGGGCCGAAATGATCCCGTTGAAGAGCGACGAGTCGGTCGACGCCGAGCAACTTGCGTCGCGGATCACGCACCGGCTGCGGATCCGCTACCGGCCCGACCTTACGATCACGAGCCGGATGCGACTGAAGTACGGCAGCCGCGAGCTGCACATCGTCGGCCCGCCGCGCAACCCGCGCGAGCGGAACGAAGAACTGATTATCGACTGCAAGGAAGACGAATGACCGCCCAGTTGATCGGCGCCGACCGGTTGATCCGCAAGCTGGATAGCTTGCCGGGGAAGGTCCATCGCAAGGTGGTCCGGCAGGCGGTCAACAAGTCGGCCACGCCGCTGGTCAAGGCGGCCCGTCGCAACGCGCCGCGCGAGACGGGCCTGCTGGCCAAGTCGATGGGCAAGAAGCTCAAGAGCTACTTCGCCCGCGGCGTCGTGCTCAGCGTGCTGGGCCCGCGCAAGGGACAAGGCAAAGAGGTCACGTTGCCCGACGGTGCGACCCAGTACCGCGACCCGGTGAAATACGCCCACCTGGTCGAGTTCGGCACCGCGCACAGCCCGGCGACCGGCTTCATGCGGCGAGCCTACGAGGAGCAGAAGGGACCGGCGATGGTCGCCATGCAATCGCACATCAAGACCGGCATCGAGCGGGAGGCGGCCAAGTCATGACGCTCTACGAAGCACTGCACGATTGGCTCTGCCAGCAGGAGGCCGTTACCGCACTGATCGGCCAGCGGGTCTACCAACAGCAACGTCCGCAGCGGCAGACGAAGGCGTGCCTGGTGATTACCGAGATCACCGCCGCCGGCGGCCACCACCAGACCGGCTCCGACAGCCTGATCGACGCGCGGGTGCAACTCGACGCCTGGAGCACCAGCGTCGGCGAGTGCCGGCAGATCCGCGACGCGGTCCGCCAGGCGATCGCCGGCCTGAGCGGAGAAATCGCCGATCCGGCGGTGACCGTCGAGAGGGTGTTCGTCGAGAACCGAATCCTCGACGCCCATCGGACGGCCGGCGGCGGCGAAGAGGTCTGGTACCAGGGAAGTTTGGACACGCGGATCCTGTATCGAGAATGAGGTAACGAGTCATGGCACAATACGCGGCAACCGGAATCGTCGTCAGCTTCTCGACGCTCTCGGCCGAGCTGGTCGACGTGAACCACGCCGGCGAAGAGGCCGAGCAGATCGACTCGACCGACCAGGCGTCGACCAACGACTGGCGGACGTTCATCTCCGCGTTGAAGGACGCCGGCGAAGTGACGTTGGTCCTGGCCTTCGATCCCGACGCCACGATCCCCGCGCTGGGCACGGCCGACACGCTGGCGATCTCCTGGCCGACCGGCGCGACCAACGGGTTTTCTTGCAGCGCGAACCTCAGCAAGAAGGGCGAGGTGCAAGGTACGCTCGGCCAAAAGATGGTCGAGAGCATCACATTCAAGCTGACCGGCGAGCCCGACTGGGCGGACACCTAATCGGTCGCGTCGGATTGAATTCCCTACTACCACGAGGAAAGACTCATGACCGCTCACCCGCATGTCCTGCTCGTGCCGGCTGGCTCGGTCGACCCGGCCGAGGCGTCGCTTGTGTCGCTCGACGGAATCGACTGCCTGCTGATGTGGACCACGCCACGCCGGGCCCGACACTACGCCGCACGACTCAAGCGAGCGGAACCGGCCGGCGAGGACCTCGAACCGTTGGCCCTGGAGCCGGAGCAGGTCGCCGCCGTCCTGGGCGGCCTGGTCGGCAAGCCGATCGTCGTCGGCATCGACGCGGCCGATCCGGCCGGCCGGCCGAAGTACCGCGTCAAGCCGGCCGAGCTGCTCGGGCCGCTGACGACCACGCTCGGGCTGACGACGATCGAGCCGGAGCCGGAAGCGGAGCCCGAAGTCGAGCCGGAGCCGGAAGCGGAGCCCGAGTCCGACGAGGCAGTGAGCGATGAGCTATGAGCAGTGAGCCAGAGGGTTTGCTCATAGCTCACAGCTCATAGCCCGACGCTCGAAGCACGCGTTCAATCCGATTCCCTTATCACAGGAACCAAAACATGCCGGCAAACCAAGTTGCTCCACCGGCCGACGGCGAGGAGTTCGAGGACCAGATCGACACGCCGGATCTCGACGCGGCGACCGTGCGAGCGATCGACGACCAGGTGATCGAGCGGCTGTTCGTGCCCGAGTGGAAGGGCTGCGTTTACGTGCGCAACCTCTCCGGCCGCGAGCGCGACGCGTTCGAGGATGCGTCGATCACCGGCCGCGGCAAGGACCGCCGGCTGAACTTGCGAAACATCCGCGCGCGGCTGGTCGTCATGGCGACGTGCAACGCGGATGGAAAGGCCCTATTCCAAGAAAAAGATATCGGATGGCTCGGCGAGAAGAACGCGGCGCCGCTGGATCGGATCTTCGACGTGGCGCAACGGCTCAGCCGGATCTCCGATGACGACGTCGAGGAACTGGCAAAAAACTCCGAGAGCGACCCGAGCGACGATTTTGGTTCTTCCTAGCGCGCACGGTACTGCACTGCAGCGTGGCTGAGGCCCAGGCCCGGGTCGACAGCCGCGAGTTCGCCGAGTGGATGGCCATATTCAAGCTGTCGCCGTGGGGCGAAGAGCGGACCGAGTTGTCGCGGGGTCAACTCACGGCGATCGTCGCTAACTTCATGTCGGCCGCCGGGGCCGACGACCGGCGGCCGGACGATTACGTGCTGAAGTTCGACGCGTTGGAAGAGGACGAGGAGCCGACGCAGGAAGAGATCGACGAGAACGCCGCCCGGATCTGGGCCAAGCTGGAACGGGCGATCGGAGGTAAGCAGTGAGCCTTGAGCAGTGAGCAATGAGCCAGAGGGTCTTCCTCAATGCTCATAGCTCATCGCTCAAAGCCCGACGCTCGAAACCAGCCCCCCAACCGATTCCGTTGTCACGACAACCAAAATGGCCACGATCGGAAACTTGATAGTCAAGCTGACGGCGCACACGCAGCAGTTCACTTCGCGTATGGCGAAGGCGGGCCGCGGTGTGACGACGCTGCGCTCGAAGGTCTCGGGGCTGACCGGCAAGCTGGGCGGCCTGGGCGCGTTGTTGACCGGCGGGATGGTCGCCGGCGGGTTCGTGGCGATGGCCAAGAAGCAGATGGCGGCGATCGACGCCACTGCAAAGCTCTCCGACCGGATCGGCACGACGACCGAGGACCTGATCGGCCTGCGGCACGCGGCCGAGCTGACCGGCGCCGGTGCCGACGCTCTGGACGCGGGCCTGCAAACGATGGCCAAGCGGCTCGGAGAAGCGGCCCGAGGCGGCGGGGCGGCCAAGGCCGCGCTCGGGGAGTTGGGCCTCGACGCCGAACGCCTGGCCGCGATGAACCCGGCCGACGCCTTTCGGGAGATCGCCGAGCGGCTGCAGGGGATCGAGGAGCCGGGCAAGCGTGCCGCGATCGCGGCCAACATCTTCAGTAAGGCCAACATGAGCCTCTTGAACACGCTCGACCTGGGTAAGGACGGGCTGGCCGACGCGGCCGACGAGGCGGAGCGGCTCGGGCTGATGTACTCGCGACTCGACGCGGCCAAGGTCGAGGCGGCCAACGATTCGATGATGAAACTCGGCCGGTCGGTAGAGGGTCTCACGGCAAACGTCGTGGTCGACCTGGCCGACGACATCGAGATGCTGGCCGACGCCTGCACCGACCTGCTGCCGGCCGCCGCGCACGAGATCATCCGGGCGTTCAAGTACATGCAGCTCCAGGTCACCAAGGCCGTCGCCTGGATCGTGCAGGCAGAAGCCGAGCTTTTCAAGTCTCCGGCATGGGACGTGCTGCGGCAGTTCCAGCGCAACGGCATGACGGTCGGTCTTGCCGGCGCGCTGTTGCCGGGCGACCCAGGCATGGCGCCGTCCGAGGAGTTTGTGACCGCGTTCAGCGAGGATCTCGAGCGGACCATCAAGGACCTCGAGCGGCAACTGGCCGACTTCGACAAGCCGAAGGTTTTCGAGCCGCGCGAGCGCGATCTGAATGCGGCCGGCGGAGCCTCGGCCGCGCTGGCGCGTCGCCGGACCGGGCCCGACTTCGCGGCCGTCATGGAGCGCGGCAGCCGGGAGGCCTATTCGGCGATCATCCGCCACCGGTTCGGCGGCAACGATCCTCAGAAGAACGTCGAGCAGTTGGCCCGTCGCCAGGTCGACCAACTGGGCCGGGCCAACGGAATACTCGAGGAGATCCGCGACCGGCAGGGCGAAGGCGCGGAAGCCGCAAACCTGGGGAAATGATCCATGGCTGTCGTCGCCGTCTGGGAGAAAGTCGCCTCGCGCCGTAGCAACTACGGTGCGGACAACGCGCGGCAGTATTGGCGGACGTTCGTCGTGCTGGTCGACGATCCGAACGACGGCGACTACACGGTCCGCACGGCGACCGGTGTGCCGCGGATCGGCACGGCCTGGCAGATCGGCAGCGAGAGCGATCTGGGGGCCCCGGCCGCCAAGATCACGCCGCGACAGACCGACAAGTACGTCTGGGAGGTGACCGTCGAGTACGCGGCCGATCCGCCGGGCAGCCAGGACCCGGGCGACCTGCAGGAGAACCCGCTGCTGCGGCCGGCGGAGATCACCTGGGACAACGAGCCGTTTACCGAGATCGTCGAGTTCGAGACCGATTTCGACCGCACGCCGGTCCTCAATTCGCAGCACCGCCCCTACGATCCGCCGATCGAGCGGGAGGGCTCGCTGCTGTCGCTCACCATCGTCCGCAACGAGGCGGGGTTCGACACGTTCGACGCGGCCAGCGCGCTCAATCCGCCGGCGATCAATAAGGACCCGTTCTTCGGCGCGGAACCGTTCGTGGCCAAAATCACCCGCTACACGGGCGACTTGCAATACGAGAACGGGGTGCAGTTCTACTCGGTCACCAGGAAATTCGTGTTCAACCCGGAGAAGTGGGACAAGGTGGTTTTGGACACGGGCGTGGTCGCCGTGGAGGACGAGACCGGCACCTACACCGACCAGGTCCTCTTGGACGGCGAGGGCAAGGTACTCGACGACTACACCAAGCCCGTCTACCGCACGCACCGGATCTATATGCCGCGCTTCTTCGCGGCGTGGCGACTACCCTAGGAGTCCTTTACGATGGCAACGAGAATCGAAGGCGACCGTGTCTATTCCGACGACGTCACATTCCTAAAGGCACCGGCGATGCCCGAGGGCTCGATCGACGACGACATGATCGAGTCGGGAGCCGGGATCCAGGCCAGCAAGGTGGTCCACCAGATCGCCCTGCATCACGTCCAGGCCGACGGTTCGGACGTCGCCGCGGCCGTGGAGCTGGTCCACATCGCCCGGGGCGCCGGCGAGCTGCTGGCGGTCAGCGTGGTGGCCGACGCGGTCCCCGCCGGCGGCGACAAGGAGGTCTCGGTCGAGGTGAAGAAGAGCACCGGCGGCGCGGCCTTTGCGACGCTGCTGGACAGTGCCGTTACGCTCTCCAGCAGCGACACCGACCGCACGGTAAAGGACGCCACGGTCGCCAGCAGCAACGACTACGCGGCCGACGACGTGATCTCGATCGAGGTCAGCGTCTCCGGCTCGACCGGCAGCCAGGCCCAAGGGCTTTGCGTGACCGCCTGGGTCCGCGAGAACCCCGATTGAGCAGTGAGCTTTGAGCGATGAGCGACGAGCGGTTCTATCTCACCGGTGAAGACAAGGCGATCCTCCGCGAGTTGATCGCCGCCCATCGTGCGCGCCGCAACCGCAACCGGTTTCGGCGACGGGAACGGCAGGTCTTTCCCTATCGCCCCTTCGAGCTGACCAGCGACTTCACGCAAGACGAGACCGACGGGGAATGGACGGCGACCGCTAAGCGAGTCACGCTCCAGGAGGAGGCCTCCGAGAGCGACACGGACGTCTATCTGGTCGACGACGAGGCCGACGAGATCACGCTCTACGCGCCGATCACACCTCACGACGGCGACGACGGCCCGCCGCCGCCACCGTTTCGCGAAGGCGAGCGAGTCTACGCCGTCAACCGCGGCCGCTGGGAGATCGTCGACGAAGACTATCTCTGGATGCCCGGCAAGAACTTCGACCCGTCCGACAGTATCCCGGCGCACGGCATCTGTGACGTCAAGTCGATCTCGGTGACCGAGACGACCCGGGTGCCGCAACTCGGGATCTTGCCGCCCTACGAGACGAGCGGCTACGACTTCCCGCCGGACCGGCCGTTCGCCGTCAACGGGATCAACGCGGTCAACGGCCAATACACGTTCGGCCGCGTCTCCTACGCGACCGGCGTGCCCGTGCTGGCGTTGTACGACACGGACGCCGGCACGCCGGCCCTGGGCGAGACGTGGGGCCCGTACGGCGACGACTTCAAGCTCTACCCGGGTCTGCCGGGCTTTCGTGTCGTGGGCAACTACGACAGCGGCGACGGCCTGGTCTGGGTGATCTCCGACTACGCCGGCGGATCCTACTGGTGCAAGGCGATCGCCGACCCGAGCGGTTCGAGTCCTCGCACGGTCTCGGTCCGTCCGATGACCGGCCGCAACGGGAGCGTCTACGACGGCACGGGCGACTACCCGGCGATCAGCTTCGATCTGACGATGCCGGCCGTGCCCGACCAGTTCGACTGGAACATCCACGAAGACGACGAGTTCGCCTATCACTGCATCAGCGAGGGCGGCGGCCAGACGCCGGTCTCCGCCCGGCTGGAGCCTGATCGGCAACGCCACGTCGATCGTGGCCCACTACGACGGCAGCAACTCATTGAGCCTCAGCCAGGGGACCGGTGCCGCGGTCAACGTCGTGCAGTACCGGATGATCGTCCGCGACAGCGGGAACTAGCGGGCCGGCAGATTGCCGGCCGAATTCGACCCGGCGATCAGCAGGCCGATCAGTACGGCGATCACCAGGCAGAGCAGCATCGCGACGGAGCCGGTCGACCAGGACGGCTTGGCCGCCGGCTGGCCGCAGTGCTGGCAGAGGAATTGCGGCTTCGAGAACCACTCGTTGATCACCGCGTGCAGGATCCACACGGGCAGCCAGAATCCGCACAGCAGGAGCGTCACGAGCAGGTGGAGCGTGTGCGGGACGTCGTAGGTCTGCCTGGCGTGCAGCGTCGGCCGTCGGCACCGCTCACAGAAGATCTGGGCCTGCTCGTAAGCCATCTCGCTATTCTCCCCAACCGAAGATCGAGCAGATCAACCGCAGCACGAGCAGCAGGGCGACGCAGACGGCGGCCAGAGCGAGCCGCTGGCAGATCTCCGTCGGCTGGTAGTCGTATCGCATCGCTCGATCCATTTCGCGCGAAATGCCCCACGGCCCCCACGATACCACCCGCGACGGCCGCGTGCAAATCCCCGGCATAATTCTCGGCATAATTGCCAGCACAATCGGCACGTTCCGCGCGGCCGGAACCCCCGAACACCGGGCAGTCGGTCCGGTGCATCTACCGGACGAAACCCCCCTGTACCGGACGAAAACCCCGAGCACCGGACAATCGGTCCGGTGCATCTACCGGACGAAACCCCCCTGCACCGGACGAAAACCCCGAGCACCGGACCACCCGTCCGGTGGATACTGCGGAATCATAATCCGCGTGTCCGGGGTTCGAGTCCCTGCGCCGCTACTTGCCCCTGGCAGAGGAGTTACGACAGCCGGGGGGGAGGCAGTGGTGCGGAACCATAATCCGCACGTGGCGAGATAGTCAAGCCAGATAACAAGGAGGGTGTTTATGTCGAACGATCCAGGCCAGACGCCGACGCCGGCTCAACCGCAGGCACCGCCGCCGCCGCCCCCGTCGGAAACGACGCGGAGCGACGACCCTGACGACCTATCCCGAGCCGTGCCACGAGAAGACCTCAGCACGGGATGACCGCCAGCAGCAGGACGCCCAGGCAGAAGAGCCAACTTGCGATGTAGATCCGCCGGGCCTTCCAGTCGAGCACCACGCGGTGCTGCTGGACGGTGCGGTGAAGCGAGGCGGCGAGCCAGGCCGTTGGGTTGTCAGTCAGGTGGGCCGACTCCAGGACGACGCGAATCGACGCCTGGGCCGGTCGTCGCATCGGCGTGCGGGCGATCGTCGCGACGATCATCGTCAGCAGGAAACAAACGAGAGACCAGACCATCGACCAGACGGAGATTTCGGCGTACCGGGCGAACCCGATCAGCAGCGTGGCCAGCAGGCCCGCAGCTCGCAGCAGATCGGCCGCCTTGCCATCGAGCACGTCGGACCGAGGGAGAAACTCATCGTAGACCCGCCGGGCATGGTCCAAGGCGAACTCACCGCGGGCCTCGGCCGGCGGGCGATACGATCCGACCCAGGCCTCCTGCTCCTGGCAGGCGGGAACCTCGGACGCGGGAGGCGGACAGAACAACGACATGAACCAGGCTTTCATCGGCGGAACTCCTTTCACTGCTTAGTGTACGGCCGCCGACGACGCCTGAAAAGATACAGGGCGATTGCGAGGTTCCGCGTGTCGTGAGGCACGTGGGGGCATTTCTCACACCGGCTCTTTCCGGCGCGGAAGCATTTGGCCTATGACAAACCTCGCAGTCGCTCTTTGAAGCTGAACAACTGAATACAAGGCGATCACGAGGTGCCGCGTGTCGTGAGGCACGTGGGGGCATTTTCTCAAGCCGGCTCTTTCCGGCGCGGAGCGTTCGGCCTACAACACACCTCGTGGTCGCTCTTTGATGCTGAACAACTGAATACAAGGCGACTACGAGGTTCCGCGTGTCGTGAGGCACGTGGGGGCATTTCTCACACCGGCTCTTTCCGGCGCGGAAACATTTGGCCTCTAACAAACCTCGTAGTCGCTCCTTGAATCACTGATTTCGCAAAACCCTCTCGCCAGTGGGGCGTGAAGGGTTTGCTCATTTCTTGGCGAAACCACAATATGTAGTGGTTGCGCCTGCCGTCGACCACAAAATAGCGACTTCCCGTTGACGGCTTCCCGGGAGTTGCTAACTTGGCGGGCGTGATTACTAAATGCTCCCGCCGACTCAGCCTCTTGGCCTGAACTCGCCCGGTCCTTCGACTGGCGATTCTCTCGGGCTCTGACGGCCGCGGCCGTGCGGAAGCGCGGTCGGGGTAGGGACGACCTAGTACCGGCCTAACCAGAGCCTTTTCCCATGCACTTGCGGCGGCTGCCGTGCGCGTCTTTTTCCGCGCGCTCGGCAGCTTGCCGGGTGCTCGGGGTATGCACGAAAGGAACGCACGCATGCCAGAGACGACGATTGAGCTGATCGACCGGATGATCGAGAGCGCGGTCGGGCGATTCCGCGAAGAACTCAAGAAGGCGCTCAGGGAGCTGCGAAGCGAGCCGCGGGAGGACAGGGCGGCCGCCCCGGAGCAAGCCGACGCGAGCGGTGAAACTCCCGGCGACGAAGCCACGCCGACGGCCAAGGAGGCGGTCACCGAGCTCGCCGACATGGCCGACAAGGCCGTTCTCACGCTGGCTAACGCAGCCGAACAAATGGTCGCGATTCACGAGCAAATCCTGCGGAAGGCGATCATCGTCGAGCAGCACCTTGACGATCGACGCAGGATGAGCAAGGCGCTGCAGTTGATCGCGCAGCCGAGAGACGACGCCCAACCAGTGATGTGGGGCCTCTGGTCCCGCGGGGTCGCGCGGGCCGCGCTCCTCGGGGACGAGGAGCATTTGGCGCGCGTGTTCAAAGCCGTGGCCAAGCACGCTGCGGCGAGAGAGGAGGCGACCGATGCATGAGGTTGCCCAATTCAATCCATCGCTCGACGGGGTGGCCGTGGCTCGTGCCGTCCGGTCGCGTAATCGCCAACGCCGGACCATGGCGCGAGCACTAAAACTGATCGCCAAGTCGAGCCTGCACCAGTTTTTCGACGACCCGATCAACTGGGGCCAGTGGTCGCGCCAGGTCGCCAACGCCGCCCTGTACGGCAACGACGAGGCGCTCGACGCCGAGATCCAGCGGTGCGAGGCCCTGCAGGCGGCCGCGCGAGAGCACGGCCCGGAAGGAGAGGAGGCGGGATCATGATCGGATGGCTGATTGCGAGTGTCGTGGTGAACGTGCTGCTCGTGGCGTTTATCGGCGGGCTGCTCGCGCGGCCCGACTGGCAAGTGCGGTGCGAGGTGGCAAGAGGGAAGCTCAAGGCGGAGAAGGAGAAGACGCAGAAGCTGACTCTCGATCTCGACTCCGCGCGAGACGTCGGCACTACGTTGCGACGGCACGTCAAGCAGAAGGAGCTGGACCTCGGCCGCGTGCTTACGAGAGAGCGCAAGCTCCAGGTCGATTTCGCCAACGTCATCACGGAGCTTACGGACATCACCGAGTGCTACGCGGCGAAGCGCGAGGCTCACCGCTCACCGCTCAAAGCCCAACCACTCCGCGTCACGACGTCGCGGATCACGGAGGCACGGATGCCGACCAAGCGTAGAAAAACCGGCGCCGCCGGCACGACCGTACTCGACGGCACCCGATCGAAGGGTGTCTTGCTGGCCGCGCAACCGGCATGTCCATGCGAACAGAATCCGCATGGGCTAGGTTTTATTAGCGGGCAGCTAATCATCGGCCAAAATCATGGAACCAGCTACTACCTCACCGCCCGCCTTGCGATTGTTCGTCGGCGACGACCCGGCGCCGATCGCCGCGCCGTCATCGACCGTCGATCCGCCTGGGGATACCAAAACACTCTCGCCGACGATGACGCTCGGGGAGTTCTACGAGGCCTATGTCGAGCCGAACGTATTGCGGCCCCGGCAGATCAAGCAGCGGACGCTCGATCAGTATCAGCAGTCGCTGGGGTACTGGCAAAAGCTGACCAGCGATCCGCCGCTCGCGTCGATCGACGGCAATGCTTGCAGCGAGTTCGTCTGTCGCGTGGCGAAGTTGCACGGGCGCGACGGCGAGCCGATTTCGCCGAACACGGTCCGCAAGCACTGTGTGCATCTCCAGCGAGTGATCGACCTGGCCGGCCCGAAGCGACGAGCCTGCCGGATGGCCGCCGAGCTGCTCGACTCGGTGCCCTATTTGGAGCGACCGCCGAAGCGCGAGGAGGAGGTCGAAAACGTCTTCACGCTCGACGAGATCTCCGCCTGGCTGGAAGCATGCAAGCACGCGGCCGTGCCGCAGCTCGGCGTCGAGCCGGCGCTCTGGTGGCGGGCGCTGATCATCTGGATCTACAACGTCGGCACGCGGATCGAGACGACCCTGCTGCTGGAGTGGAGCATGATCCAGGGCGACGAGCTGGTCGTGCCGGCACGGATCATCAAGGGCAACAACGGCAAGCGGTTCCCGCTGAACGAGGCGGCCTTGCGGGCGGCCGAGTCGGTGCGGACCGCCAACAAGCGACTCTTCTTCTGGCCGCATGGGCACTCATGGCTGCAGGAGAACCGTCGCCGAATCCTGGCCAAGACCGAGATTCCGCCGGAGCGACGGTTCGGCTTCCACGCCGTGCGGAAGCTGTTGGGCACGACGCTGTGGGAAGACGACCCGGCGGCGGCCGAGAAGATGCTCGGGCACCTCGGCCGCGACGTGACGCGGAGGCACTACGTGCACCGCAAGGTCGTTCGCAAGGCGATCGACAAGGTCCCCCAGCCGGCGATCGCGGCCGACGACCCGCAGTTGACGCTGCCCGGGTTCTGACGACAGGCTGGAGTCCGGAGGCTGGAGGCTGGAGATTGCAGCGGGGTAGACGCTTCGGCGTGCGGCAGTCTCTAGCCTCGATCCTCCCGACCTTTTCTTGCTGCGCGCTTTTCGGCCGAGCGGCGGCCAACCATCAGTTCGGCCGCTCACCGCTCAAAGCTCACTGCTCAAAGCTCAACGCCCGACCGGGTGTTTTTATATCGTCTCGCGCGGCGGACGGCTCCGCCGCTTTCTGGTGCCGATGTCGACAGGACGTCTCCACTTCGGGCACGACGCCCCAAATTCGCCTCCAAGCAACGGAGTCGCTTGCTTGCTCGGCACCTTCCTTGTTTCCCGCGGCGGAAGAAAGGGCCGCCGCGGCGCGTGCGTTTTTCTGTGTCTGTTCGACCGGGTGATAGCGCGGGGCGGCGTGTTGCCGCCCCGCGCGCTTTTTGAAGGGTGAAGGGTGAAGAGTGAAGGGTGAAAGAAGAATTTCGACAATCAGCAATCATCAATCGGCAATCATCAATCTCTTATGGCAACAGAAGGCAGGGAAGTCATGGAGCTACTGACGACGCAAGTCAACGCGGAGCGCTTTGACGAACTGGTGCACGGGACGGAAGCGGAGCCCGTGCTCCCGCAGCACGGCGGCACCGCGATGGAGGTCGCCGCGAAACCGAACGGGATGAAGAGCGGGGCCGCCGCGGTGGTGATCAGTTTTTGCGCGGTGACGCCCGACGGCCGCGTCCACCGGGTCCAGGCCGTGACCAGCCGCAAGCTGCTGCTGGCCGCCGCGAAGATCATCGAGAACCATCCGGATCTGAGGCGAGGATGATGGCGGACGAAGACAAGCGGACTGAACAGAAGGAAACCGAGGCAACGGAGCCGGCGTGCGAGACGTGCGGGAACCCGGAGCCGAAGGAGATCAGGACGTGCCTCTACTGCGGGGCGGCCAAGTGCAATATGTGCGACATGGGCGACGACGTCGAGTGCATGGCCTGCGAACGAGAAGAAGAATGAACCATGCGACGCATGCGGAAACAACCGGTCGCCGGCTACAACCCGTGGAACTTCGACTTGGAGGAAGGCGACCGCGTCTATCAAGCCATGCCGGAGTTGGGCGGCGCGTGGATCTACGATCTCCGCGAAAGCACCGGTCGCAACAAGAGTGCGGTGGGCGAACTGACGCCCCATCTCGTGAAGAAGAACGGACGTGCACGCGTCGGCGTGCTGGGCGATGACGGAGTCTGGTACTGGAGAGACGATTGATGACCGACGAATCGAAACAAGCGGAAACCTGGGCCCTGGTCGAAGTGATGGGCCACGTGAGATACGCGGGTCGGATCTCGGAGTCGACGCAGTTCGGCGTGCCTCTGCTGCGCGTCGAGGTGCCCGAGATCCCGGGGCAGCCCGCCTTTGAAAAGCATCTGGGCGGGGCGGCGATCTACTCGATCACGCCCTGCACCGAGGCGGTCGCCCGGGCCGCGGCCGAGGAGTTTTGCGCCCGGCCGATCACCTACCTCGACCTGCCGACCAGGCCGGCGGTGAAGACGCTCGCACAGCCGCCGGACGATTTCGATCCCTACGAGGGATACGACGGCGAGGACTACTTCGAGGACGAAGACGATGGCGAACGAGAAGAAGAATGAACCGCCGAGACGCGGAGGCGCGGGGATCAGAAATCCGTGCCGTCCCTCCGCGTCTCCGCGCCTCGGCGGTTCCAACCCGGCTCATTGCTCAACGCTCATAGCTCATAGCTCATAGCTCAAAGACCATGGGACGCAAGTGGACCACAACCGAACTGTTCGTCCTCCGTCGGCACTACCATAAGCTGTCGGCGACGGCGATCGCGAATCGGATCGGGCGGTCGACACGAGCGGTCTACATGAAGGCGGCCGAGCTGGGGATGAGCGAATCGCGCAGCGCGGCCGAGGATCGCGAGAGGCTCGACGGGTTGATCCGCGAGAAGCACGCGCTGGGGTGGCCCGACACGGAGATCGCCAACCAGTGGGGCTGCTCGCGGGAATGGGTCGGCGAACGGCGGCGGGCGATGGGGCTGCCGAGCAACGCGCTGAGCCAGTATCGCCGGGCGAAGGTCGCGCGGAAGACGGCCGAGCAGCTCCGGGCGGCGGGGCTTGAGAGCCTCGCCCAGTTGCGGGTGAAGGTCTATCGCGAGCGGGCACGGGCGGCGGGATGGCCGGAGGACCTGCGTCCGCGGGCGGTGCAGATCCTCAACTTCCTCCACGCGCACGGGCCGGCCACGCGGCGGCAGATCGCCGATGCGATCGGCATGCCGTGGAAGGGATCGCGCAAGAGCCTGGTCAGCAACGACCCCGAGGGCTCTTATTTGGCGCACCTGATCAAACGAGGGCTGGTGGTTTCATTAGGACGCATGGTCAAAGGAAAGGGCCGCGGCCGAAGCGTGCAGCTCTACGCGTTGCCGCTGTGGGTCGAGCCACAACATCGAAAGGATACCCAAAGTGCCTAGGAAGGGAAGCAAGCGGGGCGGCCAGATCGCTACGGCCTCGGACGTACTCGGCTGGACGAACAAGCTGCGCCAGGCGATGTACGACGGGGTCAGCGAGCAGGACGCCAAGGAGGTGGTCCAGGGGATCGTCACGCGGGCCAAGGCCGGCGACAAAACGGCGATCCAGTTGTTCTTCAAGTACCTGGTCGGCGAGGGCAAGGCCCCGTCGACGCTCATTCAGAACAACTTCTACGGCCACGAGGCCGACCCGGACGCCGAGCCCGGCTCGCCGGCGAAGGTGGCCGACTTGCAGCAACGGGCGGCGGCCGGCCAGGCGTTGTTCGGATCCAACGGGGAGGGGTGAGCGCTACTTTCGGAACCGAAAGTGCGGCGACGTTTTGATTCAACCGCCGAGACGCGGAGACGCTGAGGAAAGGACGTGACCAGGATGGCCGGAAACGTGAACGTGCACGAAGCACTGGCGCCGCTGAAGATGCTCATGATGGACGGACAGCTTGGAGCAGCGACCAAACTGGCCTATCACCACCTCTGGATGCTTGCCGACTGCCGACCCGACTACGTGATCATCTCGCCCGGGGAGCTGGCCCGGGCCTGCGGCCGGGACACGCGGGCCGCGCGGAAGTGGCTGGTGAACCTCTGCGAGGCGGACCTGATCGAGATCGTTGAGACCGATCGCCGCGGCGTGCACCACATCTACGTCTATCATCCGCTGCCCGGACGGCGCGAAGCACGGCCCGACCCGCAGATCCCGCTGCCGCTCGAACCGTCGCCACCGGCCGAAGAGGCGGACCTTTCGGCGCGCAAAGGTCCGGACCTTACGGCGCCGAAAGGTCCGCGCGAAGAGGAGGCGGCCGAAAGGGCGGACGTTACGGCGCCGAAAGGTCCTCGATCGTCCGGTGAGGTACCAAAAGGTCCGGACCTTACGGCGCCGAAAGGTCCTTCTTGCGCCCTACAAGAACAAGAACAAGAAAACAAGAAATATCTACCCCAAGAACAAAGGCAACCAAACCAAGACATCCAAGGCGCAATGGAACCGGCGCCCATTGGTACGGTGGTTGGGGCGATCGTCGACGCGGCCGGCGACCAGGCCGCGCGCCATCGACGCAAGGAAGAGCTGGTCCGGCGGATGAGGGCCGTCGTCGCGGACCCGGATACGAATCTGGAGTTCTACTGGAAGGTCGCCAGCATGCACGTCGACCACGGCGTGTCGTTGGACCTGCTCGACGAGTGCCTCGATCGCGTTCGACAGGCCAAGACGGACGACACGATCAAGACGACCCCCGGTCGGTACTTCTTCGGGATGATCCAACGCAACCGGCGGTATCCGCCGGAGATCCTCGGCAGAGTGGGCATCGGCTTGCGAGCGAAGCAGCGAAGCCCTCCGGGGAGGAAGTTTGAAGGGTGAAGAGCGAAGGGTGAAGAGCGAAGGGTGAAAACGGGACGCGCGAAGTGAGCGGTGAGTCCATGAGTCTTTGACTCAAGGACTCAAAGCTCGAAGCAGGCGTTCAAACCGATTCAGTTCACACAACAACCAAAAGGCGGAAGTCATGGCTACGGCAACGAAAGCGAAACGACCGGCGGCGCGAACGAGGAGGGGCAAGGCGTCGACGAACGGGGCCGCCGCGGCGAAGAGCCCGCGCGCGGCAATCAAAAACGTGGTGGTCGAGGCGACGGCGATCGACCCGGAGCGGATCGACCCGTCGCCGTTTCAGCCCCGGACGGAGTTCCCCGACGACGAGATCCGCGAACTGGCCGACTCGATCGTCAACAACGGCCTGGCCGTGCCGATCATCGTCAGACGCAAGCCGCGCGGAAAGCGGTTCGAGCTGATCGACGGCGAGCGGCGGTTGCGAGCGGCGGTTGCGAGCGAGCAAGCTGGCGAAGCAGCAGGGCAAGCTCACGCTGGTCCGGGCGGAGGTGCAGGACCGCACCGATGCCGAGTGCCGGGCGCTGGTGTTGGTGACCGCGATGAACCGCAAGGAGCTGGGGCCGGTGGAAGAGGCCCGGGCGATGCAATCGGCGATCGACTCGGGCGACGCGGCCGGGCCGACCGAGCTGGCCCGGCAACTCGGCTTGTCGCAGGGACAAGTCTCGAATCGTCTGCGGCTGTTGAAGTTACCCAATGGGATACTCAAGAAAGTCATTTCGCGCGAAATACCGGCGACGCACGCGCGGTGCCTGGTGCCGTTCGCCGGGCATCCGGCCGTGATGAAGGAGATCGAGAAGGGGATCGAGCGGGAGTTGAAGCGCGGCGAGTTGCCCGACTCGCAGCAATTCGCCAACAACGTCCACTGGTGGGTCCAGCGAGTCACCAAGCCGATGGACGATTCGCTGTGGGACCATCGCGTCGGCCGAGCCGTCGAGATCTTCGCGGTGACGCCAGAGCAGGAGGAGGCGCTGGGCGTGATCGAGGTGCCCGACGACTGCGGCGAGACGGAGCGGCTGGCGACCAACGCGAAGCTGTGGGAGAAGCTGCGGAAGACGCAGATCGACGAGTTGCTCAAGGCGAAGGAGAACGGGAAGAAGGGCAGTGCGAAGAAGCCCAGCAGCACAAAAGCCAAGAAAGAGGTGGCGGAGGAGGAGAAGCGGAAGGCGAAGGAGCGGGCGGCCAAGTACCGCAAGTGGCTGGTCGACTGGTCGACCGACTGGCGGCGGTACCTGATCGCTAAGTCGATTCGCGACGGCTGTCTGGCGGTCGAGGACGGCCTGGTCCGGCTGCTGCTGGTCGCCGGCGTCCACTGGCTGCAGCAGGAGCATCAGTACGCCGAGTACCTGGCCGGGATCCTGAGGACGCAAGGGGCGAAGATCAGGGCGTCGACCTGGATGGGCAGCCGCGACGCGATCTGCGGCGCCGTGCTCGAGCAAGACGACGCATTCGATGTGTACGAGGCGGCGGCCGAGTTCGTCGCCCGGTTCTTCTGCGACGACAAGGCGGGGCCGTCGCGGATCGTGCCGGCGGCCGACGTGTGGGCGATCGCCGAGTGGTGCGAGATCGACGTCGAGAATGCCTGGCTCGAGGAGCAGGCTGGGCCGCTGCTGAGCGAGGCCTACTGGAACCGGCAGAGCAAGGACCAGCTCGTCGCGCAGGGCAAGGCGCTCGGCGTCGAGCTGCCGGCGGGCGGGACGAAGAGCGACCTGGTCGCGGCGTTCGTGGCGAAGATCCCGAAGCCGGAGGACATCGACGCCGGGATCGACATGCCCAAGGAACTGAAGCAAGTGAAGCGGCCGAAGTGAGGAAGGGCGATGAGCCTTGAGCGATGAGCCAGAGGGTCTTTCTCATAGCTCAAAGCTCATAGCTGAAAGGACCAACATGGCGGCCATCATCAAAGTGCAGTACTGCCTGGTGATCTACGATCGGCCGGACGAATTCCCGACCGAGGTGATCACCGCCTTGCACCTGCTGGCGCTGCGAGGCGACAAGGTGCAGACCGTGCCGACGGGGTTGGCCTGGCATCACGAGTCGATCGACGAGGCCCGCAGGCACCTGCCGCGCGGGGCGGTCTGCTTCGGCCGCAATCCGGGCGACGATCCGGCGATCGTCGAGACGTGGGGAGTGCGGAGCTGAAGTTTGAAGGGTGAAGAGTGAAGGGTGAAAGCGCGGAAATCGAACGCTGGCTCAAAGCTCATCGCTCAAGGCTCAAAGCCATTTACCACGAACTGGGATGGAACGATGACGCGATGCAAACGCTGCTGGTGGAGGTGCCCGAGGTTGTCGCTGCGGACCGGGCCGAGGCGACGATACCGCCGCCGCTGGGCTCGCCGGCGACGCTCGAGCAGCTCGTGAGATTCCACGAATGGATGGGATACCAAAAGGTATGGAAACGCTCTTGATCTATTTGGTGCCGCTGCTCTACGGCGGGGTGTGTGCCGGGATCTACCTGGTCGGCCACCACCTCGGCTACCGACGCGGCTATGCCGACTGCATGATCGAAGCCGTCCGGTCGAGGCTGGATAGTTTCGCGGAATCGGAGCAAGGGGACGAACCGCCGAGACGCGGAGGCGCCGAGGGCCTCGCCCAAAGCTCACCGCTCACGGCTCAAAGCTCATAGCCGGACGCCCGAAGCAAGCGAACCAGGTGATTGAGGTATCACGACAAGTGAAAGCTATTACGGTGCCGCAGCCGTGGGCGTGGGCGATCGTGGCCGGCCGGACGAGGTTCTGGTCGGTCGAGCGCCAGATCGCGATGCGCGGGCCGCTGGCGATCGTCGCGGCGGTGGCGAGGCCGCCGCTGCGGGACGTGTGCCGAATCCGCCGGGCCGGCGTCGTCTTGCCGGCTCGGCTGTCGTGCGGGGCCGTGCTCGGCACCGTGGATCTCGTCGACTGCCGGCGGCCCGGCGTGGCCGACGTGCTGGCCGACGGCCCGTGGTGCCTCGTGTTCCGCTCGCCGCGGATGGTCGATCAGCCGATCGGCTGGCGAGGACGAGCCGGCTTGTTCGACGTTCCAGATGAGATCTTCGGTGTCGAGGAGCGGCTCGACTGCAAGGCGATGGCGGCGGGATGAGGAGTGATTGACGATTGCCGATTGATGAGTGTTGATTGTCGAAGTGTTCTGGCTCAGCGCTCGAAGTGAGCCAGCCAGTCGATTCACTTTACACGACAAGGAAAACGCATGGACATGAAACCAGTTATCTACCGCGAGTATCGCGAGAAGCTACGGGCCGGCGACGTGGTGCTGTACCGGCCGGGGCGGTGGGAGTTGATCAACCGGCGGATCGCGAGCAAGGCGGTGCATGAGGAGGCCGAGCCGTGGCAGCGGTACGCGCATGCCGGGATGGTCGGCTGGGCCCAGGGCGTCTGCGAGCTGCTGGAGATGCTGCAGTTTCGCGGCGGGCGGTGCACGCGGCTGAGTTGGCAGGTGAAGGGCTGGTCGGGCCAGTGGGACGTGTATCGGCCGATCGCGTCGGACGAGTGGTTCGACGGCGAGCCGTCTGGATATGCGGCCTCGCGGGTGATGCGTCAGATCACCGGCACGCCTTACGGCTACGGGTCGCTCTGGACGGCGTCGGTCGGGTACCTGCCGATCGTCGGCGCGCTCTGCCCGCCGCCTCGCGACGACGCGGCCGACAGCCGGATCGAGGCGGCCCGGCACTGCTCGCAGGCGGTGTCGTTCGGCTGGCGACGCGCCGGCAGCGATCCGATCGCGGATCTGGCCGACGCGGTCACGACGCCGAACCATTTGGCGTGGCCGCATTGGTCGCGGTACTTGGCGACGATCGTGTGGACGGCCGAGCAGGAGGAGAGCTTGCGACAGAGGTGGCCGTGCGAACGAATGGCAGTGAGCAGTGAGCTTTGAGCAGTGAGCGATGAGCTATGAGGACGAAAGACAAATACGGAAAGTCCAAAGCTCAAGGCTCATCGCTCGTCGCACAATGCGAGCGGACGCGTCGGCAGGCGCTCGCTCGGTTTCGCGGGCGGCGCGATCCGGAGGAAGAGGCCCAGGAGACGGTCTGTTTCTTCTTCGACTTTATGGTCAGGCTCGGGCATTCGCCGCGGTTGGCCTACTGGGAGGCGTTGATGCGGGTGCTTCACGGCCACCGGTTCGTGACCTACGGGCCGCGTGGCGGCTCGTGTTGCATCATGCGTGGCCGGCAGAAGCGGGCCGGCAAGGCTCGGCGGGTCTTCACGCGGGTCGGCTGCGAGCGTGCCTACGGCCGCCACGGACACGACCCCTGGCCGGCGGTGGACCTGCGGCTCGACCTGGCCGAGTGGTTTCGATCGCAGTCGACGATCCGGCAGCGGATCATCGTGGAGTTGCTCGAGGGGAGCAAGCAGGAGGAGATCCGCCGGGAACTGGGCCTGACCGTCAAGGCATTCCGGCTGCAGATGCGAGGGATTCGATTGCTGCTTGCGGATGCGTTGAGGTGAAAGAGCAATGAGTAGTGAGCATTGAGCTATGAGCAAGCATCCGGCTCACTGCTCAAAGCTGAAAAGGAGATCGCGATGCAAACGGCCGCGGCGTTGATCTTCATTGGGTACCTGGGGCTCGTCTACCTGGCGTTGAGAATCGCCAGGTGGGCACTGCGGGACGAACTGAGAGATCTTGAACAGGAGTCAACCGAGGAAACGGAGGACGATTGACATGGACCAAGCGACACTGGAAACGGAAGGCCCGCGGATCGATCGTGGGCGGGAGATCGTCGAGGAGCACAAAGAGATCGAGCGTCTGATCGGCCTGCTCGACGCCGGGCTGGAGATCCGGCTGCAGTACAAGGTCGAGGGCGGCTTCGTCGACGACACGCACGTCGACCTGGTGACATTTCGCCGGCGGTTCCGCGATGCCCTGGTCACGAAGAAGGCCGCCCTGGAGGAGGAGTTCAAGGAGCTATGAGCAATGAGCGGTGAGCTGCGAGGAAAGCGCTCCGGCTCATCGCTCAAAGCTCACTGCTCATCGCCCGATCCATTTCGCGCGAAATGGCCTTCACCCCTCACCCTTCACCCTTCAAACTTCACTCATGCGTCACATCGAGACCCAATGCGGCGGCTGCGGTCGGCCGCTGACGATTTTCTGTAGGCCTGCAAAAGGTGATCGTCCCGAGCGGATCCAGGTCTACGCCTGGGTCGAGGAAGGCGACGAGCCGGGCCGGTTCGTCACACGCTGCCCCACCGCCGGCTGCGATCGCGACTTCTCCGAGATCTCGATCGACCAGCTCAAGACCGGCGTCTGGGGATCTTGATGGCGTGCGATCCGCCTTTGGCGGACCGGGAGTATGGAGACGACGAGAAGCGGGCCGTGCATCAAAGTGATGCAATGGACTCCCAGCGGGGAGCCGTCAACCCCTAATCTGACCGCGTTCTGCGGTGCTAGCATTTTCCGGTCAGATCCCGGTTTGGGATCGGGCAGGCTGTGGTATAATGCGGCCAAGAAACGGGAAGAGGCTCGCATGCTCGGCGAGCCCCTTCCTTTGAATTGTCGTCAGCCGGCCAGCTCGTCATTGGGGGGAGTCGGCCTGGCTATACCTCAATAGGTGCCTGCCATGGTTGGCAACCACGGCTCCAAAGATAAGCGGTTGGAATCCGCGAGTCAAGCCCTGTCCCCGGGAAAAGCTGGGGCCTCGGGCTCGATCTCCCTAGTTCGTGGGCCTCGTCTGGCCGTAGTGCTCCGTCGAGAAAGATGCCCCGCAATGGGGGCAAGTCACTTCGTCCGGCATCGTGACGAAGTCTCCTTGGTCCGCGACCTCGATCCCGAATTCCTCGCGGAGTTCCGCCATTTCTTCGGCGGACATTTCTGGGATGCACCCGCGTTCAAATACCTCCCGGCCGCACTCTGGGCAGTCCCAGAGGTACGCCGGCTGCAACGTCACAAAGTCCTCTTGATTAGGCATCGTATTTTCTGGCACAACTATGGGCATACACCTTCCGGAGCGGTGGGGGCCGCTCCGGAAGGATGCCGAGGGTTACTGTTGCCGACCCGACGCGCCCGGGTGATGCTTACGCAGCAATGCGACATCCGGGTTCGAAGTGGCGACCTAATCAACCTCAATAGGAGTACCGTTATGGGGAAGCAACCCCCCAAGTCCTCGGGCAAACGTCCGAGAAGACCTGGTAAGCCGGGCGAGATCCTGATCTTTCGTAGGTTCCGCACCACGAAGGACGGTCGCGTGCTAGACGCACGCAACTACGGTCTCAAGGCCTGGCCGATCTGGGTGAAGGCGTAGCGGCAATCTACGTCTTCAAGCGCTGAATGGCGCTACGATCAACGAAAAACTCACGACCGAGTTTCCCCCGGTGTGGCGTACGCCCCGCCGGGGGTTTTCATTTTCGCAGGCCGCTGCAAGAACTGCAAACGATCTGCTTCTCGAATTCGCGGGGCCTTGTACCAAGATCCGCCAAGTCGATCCAGGTCAGTTTCGCCCCTCTGGTCCAATTATCGCGCTGCCGGCATCCCCCCCGACGTGGTATAATGCGGGTGACTTCCGTCGCCCGGCGGCGGGGACCCCACCAGGTCCGCTGCCCTTACCGCCGCCGGGTCTATTGATTGTCGTGAGACGGGAATCGGCTGGAGCGGTCACTTCGGGCGTCGAGCCTTCACCCTTCGCTCTTCACCCCTCACTCTTCCCTCCCTGGCCCAAAATCCCGCCTTGGCAGCCCCCCAATCCATGGTAGGCTAACTCTCGGCAGCGGACTGGAAGATCGACCTCGGGAGATCGACCTGGTGACCGCTGCCGTCTCGCTTTCTTGCCACCGCCGTGAGGCCCGGACCCTTTCCCGGGCCTCTTTTCGCGCGCTGATCCTCATCGATGGAGGTGGCGCGTGCTGAGCCGTGGCCAAGTACTCGAGGTCGAGGCCGCGCTGGCCACCGGGCTCAGCCGGCGGGCAGCCGCGGCGGCCACGGGCGTCTCCCGCGGATCCGTGGCCCGGATCGCCCAAGAAAAGCATCCTTACTGCTCGGCACGCTATCGCGGCGAGGACACCTCCGCGGATGAGACTCCGACGACCCGGGGAAAACGGCGGTGCCCGGACTGCGGGTCGCTGGTCGATCCGCCGTGCCTGGCCTGCCGGATCCGGCGGATGCTGCGGACCGCCGGCGGGAGCCCGCGGGCCGCTGGCGATGACGCGGAGAACGGCGACGAGATCACGATCGAGTTGGAGTTGCGGGGCAGCGCGCGGGGCCGCTACGACAAGCTCAAATTGCAGAAGGTCGCCAACGGCGTGATCGAGGTCAGCCTCGCCGAGAGCGATGCCGAGCCGAGCGACGAAGAGCTGGCGGCGATCGAAGATGCGGCCGAGAGCCAAGACGGATGGAGCGAGCCCGTCGTGACGGGGTGAACCGCCGAGACGCAGAGACGCAGAGGCGAGCCGATGAAGCAGGCGAAGGTCGAGACGCGGCGAAACGCAACGTGCCCGTGTGGCAGCGGGTTGAAGTACAAAAGGTGCTGCCTGGCTGAGGATCGCCGCCGGCGAGATCTCGGGCCGCGGCGGTACCGCAAGGAACTGGTCGAGCGAATTCTGGGGACGCGGTGAGCCATGAGCAGTGAGCAGTGAGCAAGACCCTCTGGCTCATAGCTCATAGCTCAAAGCTCATCGCCCAACACGAGGAACAGGGCAATGAGACGATTCTGGATTAATGTGTTGATCGCGATAGTGCTGATCGTGGCAGTCGTAGCCACGGCGGCCCACGCGGGAATCAGCGAATGTATCGACGCGACCTGCCGGGTGACCTGCCCGGACGGCAGCGGCAAGGCCAACTGCGGTTCGGGATGCGTGATCCAGGTCAGCAACGGCTACGCGTGGATCCTGACCAACGACCATGTGGCGTCTGGTAGCCGTGCCTGGTGCCAGTTCTACCGCCACGGCCACACCAGCCAGAAGATGGAGGGCGTGGTCAAGTTCCGGCACAAGCAGCTCGATGCCGCGATCATCGCCGTGCACGCGAGCCATTTTGGGGGCTGGGTGCCGCCGGCGATCCCCACCGCCCCGGCCGACTACGTCGTGCGGCCCGGCGAGACCGTGCTGTCGGTCGGATGCGCGGAAGGGCATTGGCCGTCGCTATGGAGGGGCCACGCGATCGGATACTCGGGCAGCAATCTGTTGTTTCGACCGGGACCCGAGGGCGGCAGATCCGGCTCGGCCATCTTCAGCCGAGACGGACGATACATCGTGGGCCTGCTGAAGCAGCGAAACACTCGTGAAGTGACCGACCAGACGCACGGGATCGCGACGTATTGTCGCGCGCTCAGGCAAGGGATCAACGCGTCGATCCGGACCGCCGACGCCGGCTACTTCTACCGCCGCGACCAATGCGGCCCCAACGGCTGCCCTCCGCAGCAACAGCAGCAGCAGCAACCGCAGGGCGGCAATAACTGGCCGACGTTGCCGCCGGCCCAGGTGGAAGTCGCGCCGAAGGTTGATCTGACGGTGACCAATGGAAAACTCGACGCGCTGAACGACAATGTCGCGGCGCTGCTGGTCGAGATCCGGACCGATCGCGCGGCACCCGAACCGATCCCGGTGCCCGACGTGACGCCCGTGGTCGAAGAGCAGGCGGCGAAGATCGCCGAGCTACGCCAGGCCGACGAATTGGCGACGGCTGAACGTGAAAAACTCGCCGAGGCCGTGCAGGGGGCCGTCGACGTGACCGCCGAGACGCACAAGCAGGTCGGCCAGGTCGTCGCCGAGCAACAGCGGGTCTCCGCGCTGATCACCAAGGAGGGCACGATCGGGATGCGTCGCGCCGAACGACTCGATCGAATTGAAAAACAACTCGGCGAAGACGCCGGCAAGATCGAGACGACCAAGGCCTACATGAAAGACTGGTTCGACGATCGCATCCGCAACGACGGCACGGCGGGCTGGATCCGCGCTGCGTTGATCCTGGCGCTCGCCGCGGCGTTCACGTTGTTCGTCGTGCGAGACATCAAGGACAAACGCGAGACGGGCGACCCGCTGGCGATCGAGAAGCTGGTCGACCGGATCCAGGAGCGACTCGGCCGCGACCAGGCGGAGGAGCCGACGAAGCAATGATCGCCGTGCTGAAGTGGCTGAAGGTGCTCTGGCCGGTTGTCCTCTGGGCGCTCGGCTGGCTGTTTTGGGCGCTCGGCAAATCGCTGCTGAAGCTCTCCGGGCTCGCCTGATCCATTTCGCGCGAAATGGCCTTCACCCTTCAAACTTCACCCTTCAAACTTCAAACTGCCATGACTCCCGACCAAGAAGAACGCCTGCTGCGACAATCGGCCGAGACGCACGCCGCGGTGCAAACGATCGCCACCAAGGTCGAGCAGCACGAGGTGATTCTCGACGGCACGCCCGAAAACGGCGACAAGCCGGGGCTGCGGACGCGCGTCGTCGTGGCCGAGAAGGACATCGAGAGCCTCAAGGCCGATCGCGACAAGACGCGCAAGCGGCAATGGAAGCTGGCCGCGATCGCGGTGACCGGCGTCTTCGGGCTGCTGTGCAGTTGGGTCAAGTCGATGGTCGGTTGGTGAACCAAGGGAGCGTTGCATGACGCTGAAGTACGCTGATCGGGTCGTTGAGCTGACCATCACCACGGGCACCGGGTCTTACAGCCTGGCGGGCGCGAGGACAGGGTTCACGACCTTTGCCGCCGCCATGGGGGTTGGGCACACGTGCTACTATTGCTGCACGAACGACGTCGATTGGGAGGTCGGCCTCGGCACGATCGAAAGCGGAGCATTGACCCGCGATTCGATCGTCGCTAGCAGCAACGGCGGGAGTGCCGTATCGTGGGCGGAAGGGAGCAAGGAGATATTTTGCACGGTCCCGGCGACCGTGATAGACGCGGCGGTGCCTCGCGTCATCCTGCCGTCGAGGTTGACGGCCGTGGTGGATGACGAGCTGCAGTTGTTCTACAGCGGGATTATCGAGGCCATTGATCCTTACATCTACCAGCGTGAAGTGAGCTGCGCGCAAGGCGTCGACTACGCCAGATACTTTTCCTACACGCCAGAGTCCGGGGACGTGGGGACGGAGTCGTTCACGATCGACCTGGTCGGCTTGACCGGCGACTCGATCTCTCAGGGCGCGACCACCCTGGACATCGTCGACCATACCGGGGCGCCCGCCAGCAACAAGAATGTCCTGTGTATCGGAGACTCGCTGACTGCCGGCGGCATCTGGCCGCAAGAGTTCTATCGGCGCCTGGCCGAGAGTGGCGGGACGCCTGCCGGGCTCAACTATGGCAACATCACGTTCATCGGCAATCAGTCGATGGCTAGCTACGCAGCACAGAAGTTCATCGGCTTCTCTGGCTGGAACGTCGATCGTTACCGAGGCGCTGGTTCGTCGAAGACGGCCCGGATCGTAGATGTATCGGGTGCCGAGCTGATGGTCAACGGCGACTTTGAGGCCACCGACGGTTCGCCGTTCGGCACGTGGGACGAGTCCCTTGGGACAGGAGGCCAAATAGCCGCGGAGACCACGATTGTCCATGGCGGAAGCACGTCGGCGCAACTGATCTACAGTGATGCCGATGCGGAATACTATCCACGCCTTCGGCAGTACATCACGGTTACCGCCGAGACTGACTATCGGCTTACGCTCTGGACCCGAGGCGACGGTGCCAATTGCGGGCGATATCGGATCTACGATGTCACCAACGGCGCCTATATCACGAGCCCAACGAGCACCGGAGTTACGGGGACCGATTGGACGAAGGTGATCCACGACTTCACAACGCCCGCCGGCTGCGTGTACCTCTATCTGATGCTCACTTGTGAAGCCGTCGACGGTACGACTGCCTACTTCGACGATGTGTCACTGACGGCACTGCACGAAAAGGACGGCCGCGATGTGGGCTCAGTGTACGCGGACGACAACAGCAACCAGTGGATCGTAATGGACTACGACGCCGCGCAGGTGTTGTTGTATCGCTATAATCACACCACCGCACTGCCAGCGTCAGGCACGCTAACCTACGTCTCGGGCGGTAATAACGAAGACGACATCGACTACGCGTCCTCGACTGCTGCGATCGAGTCTCCGTTCTGCGACTTCACGACCGGCGACTACTCGATCAGCGCCTGGGCGACTCGGCATAGCTACACCGAGTTGCATAGCCTGTGCATCTTCCTCGGGTGGAATACGATCAACTCCTACATCGACGACGGGCACCTGGAGGCAACGTGGGACAGCTACATCACGGAGTTGGACGCGTTCATTGATGAATTCATTGCGGTGTTTCCGGGCATCGAGCACATTGCGTTGTTCGGGCTCAACACGCCCAATGCAGAGGGATCGAGCTACAACTATGGATCCAACAGTGATCGCGGCAAGTGGCTGCGGACGATGCGAGCGGTGAACGGCCTGAACCAATCGCTGGATACTTACGTCAGCGACACTTGGCCGTCGATCGGTCGGTTCGTTCACGTGGCTTCGCAGTTCGATGTCGAGCACAACGTGTCTTTGTCTGACGTGCCGGTGAACGCCAGGAACTCCGCGACCGAAAGCAGGTGCACGAACGGCGTGCACCCTGCCACTGAGGGTTATTACCAGATAGCCGATGCGGCGTACCGCGAGTTCGTGCGGATGTTCTGCAGCTCCTAGATAGATGGGACGATCATGCTAGGCCTGGGTGCCCTGTCGGAATATCCTTTGGCTGACATCGACCGGCGGCCGGCCGTCGGCGGCCCGTATCACGTCGGCGAAGCAGACACGTATCGGGCCGGCAGTACGGCCGGCGAGACACACCGCGCGGGAAGCGTAGCAGGACAAGCGGATGGGCGGAGCGAGTGATACATTCGGGAGCGTGTTCCAGCAGGGCACGGCCACGCTGATGGCTCGCCTCGTCGGCGCCGACGCCGCGGCGATCGTGCAGGCCGACATCGCGTCGATCGAGTACTCGGTCTTCCTGCTCGACGATTCCGTGCCGAGCAGCCGGACCGTGGTGACCGGGCACGACGGCGAGTCGCTCGCCGTGGCCGACGTGATCTACGACGCCCTGCAGACCGATGCCCGATGGACCGTCGACTCGACCGGGTACAACTTCCGCCACACGATCGATGTCAGCAGCAACGAGGCGTTCGAGACGGCCGGCCGGCGGTGCCTGGTCGAGTATCGACTCACGCCCACCAGCGGCCAGGTGATCGTCGTGCGGTTCAAGCTGCAGGTGGAGTAATGCCGAGACGAATGCCGCGAGTCTGCCGGACGCCAGCATGCAACGGCACGACCCACCGCGTCTACTGCGCGACGTGCGAACAACGACGCGGCCGGCGTGGCGCCGACGAGGCCAGGCCGAGCGCCGCCAAACGAGGTTACGGCCGGGCGTGGCGGAGGCTGCGAGCGGCCAAGCTCGCACGCGATCCGATCTGTGAGATCGACGGGTGCGACCAGCCGGCCGTCGACGTGCATCACCGTGTGCCCGTGCGAGTGACCGGGCGCGTGCTCGTGTCGCTCGACGAGCTGCTGTCGATGTGTCACAGCCATCACAGCCAACGAACGGTCGAGGAGAGCCGAGAGTATGGCTGAGCCGAGCACCAAGCCGGACCAGTCCAAACCACCAACCGCCAAGCAAGGCACTCTACGCTACCTGCTCGGCGAGCTGTTACGCAGGAAATCGGAGGCGAAACGTGGAGAACGAACGCGTCAATCTGGCTGAAGGCGAGATTGCCAAGCTGCAGCTCGAGCTGGGCGACGTCATCATCGTGACGGTGCCTCAGAGGCTCTCTGCCGCGAGCCACGCCCAGCTAGGCGAGAAGCTATGCGAGGTCTTCCCGGGCCACGACGTCATCTTCCTGAGCGACGGAACAACGCTCAGCGTCGCCCGACCGGACCTCTCACCCAAGACCACGGGGGAGGGGGGGGGAAATCCCTGAGACCCACCCAAGCGTAGACCGACCCGCCCTCGGCTGTTTTTTTGCGCGAAATTGGGAGGGGGGGGGTATTGGAAGGGCGGGTCACCGAGAGTAGCGGGAGCTGGCCGGCCGAATTGGGGGCGGCTCAAACATGAGGAGCAACATGGCCACACGTGGAAGAAAGCCGCTGCCGGATGCGGTCAAGAGCCGTCGCGGGAACCCTGGCCGGCGGGCGGCGAGCGACGGGGTGAAGGTCGAGGCCAAGGCGCCGCCGTGCCCGTCGCACCTCGACAAGGAGGCAAAGAAGGAGTGGCGACGCGTCTGCAAGAAGCTGGTCGAGTTGAAGATCGTCACCGAACTCGACCGGGCCGTACTCACCGGTTACTGCGAGGCGTGGAGCCTCTACGTGCAGGCGAGCCGTGATGTGCAGGAGCACGGCACCGTCGCGATCAGCGAGAAGGGCGCGGTCTATCAATCGCCCTACGTCAACCTGATGGCCACGGCGATGAAGCAGATGCAGGCGTTCGCGGCGGAGCTGGGCATGACGCCGTCGGCCAGGTCGCGGGTGAAGCCGACCGGCGAGACGGGCAAGAGCAATTCCCTATTGGATTTCCTCGGCATTGGTAGCACCAACTAAGACAGACCGGATCGTCGAGGCCTATTGCGACGGCGTGCTCGACGGCGAGATCGTTACCGGCAAGCTGGTTCGCTTGGCGGTCAAGCGACACCTGCGCGATCTGGAGCGCGGCGCCGATCGCGGGCTGCACTACGACTCGGCGGCGGCCGAGCGGGCGGTCGGGTTCTTTCAGTTCTTGCGTCACAGCAAGGGCCGCGGCTTCGCGGGCGAGCCGTTCGTGCTCAGCCCGTGGCAGGTCTTCATTGTCGCGAGCATCTTCGGTTGGAAACGCGCCGACGGCACTCGCAGGTTCCGAACGGCCTACATCGAGATCGCGCGCAAGAACGGCAAGAGCACGTTCGCCGCGGCGTTGGGTCTCTATCTGTTGGTGGCCGACGGCGAGCCCGGCGCCGAGATCTACACGGCCGCGACGAAATTGAAGCAGGCCCGGATCATCCACGAGGAAGCAAAGCGGATGGTCGCCAAGTCGCCCGACCTGAAGCAGCTCGTCGAGACGTGGAAGGACAATCTCAACTGCCCGGCAACCAACTCGAAATACGAGCCGCTGGGCGCCGACGGCGACACCGAAGACGGCCTGAATCCTCACGCCGCCCTGGTCGACGAGGTCCACGCCCACAAGACCCGCGCGATCCTCGACGTGCTCGACACGGCGTTCGGCTCGCGAGACCAGCCGCTGATGATTATGATCACCACGGCCGGCAACGACACGACGAGCATCTGCTACGAAAAGCACGAGTACGGTCGCGGCGTGCTCGGGGCGGTCGACCCGGACGCCGCGGCGTTCGACGATGCGTGGTTCGTCTTCATCGCCGGGCTCGACGAAGGCGACGACTGGCGCGACGAAAGCGTATGGGGCAAGGCAAATCCGAATCTCGGCGTGTCGGTCAAGATCGACTTTCTCCGCGAGCAAGTCCAGAAGGCCAAGGAATCGCCGCGCTATCAGAACACCGTCCGGCAGAAGCTGCTCAATCAGTGGGTCGAGCAGGCCGTCCGCTGGCTCGACATGGATACCTGGGACCGGTGCCGCGGCGTGATTGTCCGCCGCGAGCTGCACAAGGCGGTTTGCTGCGGCGGGCTCGACGCGGCGACGAAGCTCGACCTGACGGCGCTCTGCTGGGTCTTCAAGATCGAGGAGATCTATAAGCTGCTGTGGCGGTTCTGGATCCCCGAAGATACGGCCGCCGAGCGCGAGGAGAAGGACCGCGTGCCCTATCGCCACTGGGCGGAACGCGGGTTCGTCGAGCTGACCCCCGGCAACGTGACCGATTACCGCTACATCGAGCAGCGGATCCAGGAGGATGCTGAGCGGTACCTGGTCAAGCAAGTGGCCTTCGATCCGTGGAACCTGACGCAGACGGCGACCAACCTCGACGGCTACGGGATCCCGATGGTCGAGTTCGGCCAGACGATCCGCAACTTCAACGAGCCGAGCCAGGAGTTCGAGCGGCTGCTGATCGCCGGCGAGATTCAGCACGGCAACCACCCGGTCGCCACGTGGAACGCCGGCAACGTCGCCGTGCGAACGGATCCGAGCGGAAACATTCGGCCGGTGAAGCCGGAACACAAGGACCCCAAGAAGATCGACGGGATCGTGGCCGCGATCATGGGCCTGGCCGGCTGGCTCGACGGCGACGACGGCCAATCGGTGTACGACCGGCGCGACCCTTTGGAGCTTGAATTCTGATGTATGAAACCGACCTACTCGCCGGCTGCGGTTCGATCGATTGCCTGGCCACGCCGGCCGCTACGGCCTCCGAGCAGCGAGCGCTAGCCACCGATTCAAAACATCCGGGCGATCCGGCCCTGCTCGATCTGCTGGGCCTGGGCCGCGAGACGGCCGCCGGCGAGATGGTCGACGAGCAGACGGCGCTGACGTGTGCGGCCGTGTTCGCCGCGGTCCGCGTGTTGGCCGAGACGGTGGCGTTCCTGCCGTGGAAGGTCTACCGCCGGCTGCCGGACCGAGGGAAAGAAGAGGCGATCGATCATCCGCTCTACCGCGTGCTGCACGACGTGCCCAATGGGGAGATGGCGGCGTACAACTTCCGCGAGACGCTGCAGGCCCACCTGGCGACCTGGGGCAACGCTTACGCCGAGATCCAGCGGACGCGCAGCGGTAAGATCCACGCGCTCTGGCCGATCAAGCCGCATCGCGTCCGCCCGAAACGACTCGACACCGGGCAGCTCGTCTACGAGGTCGACCAGCCCCGCGGCGGCCAGAAGACGCTCAGGCGTCGCGACATGTTTCATATCGCGGGCCTCGGCTACGACGGCATTGTCGGCTACTCGCCGATCTCCTTGCAGAAGGAGGCGATCGGCCGCGCGATGGGGGCCGACCGGTTCGCCGCCGAAGCGACCACCAACTCGCCCACTCCCTCGGGGTTTCTGGAGCATCCCGGCACGCTGGGCGAAAAGGCGCAAGAGCGATGGAACACCGCGATGAAGAAGCGAGCCGCCCACGGCGGCCGTCATCGCGTGCTGTTGCTCGAGGAGGGAATGAAGTTCGCCTCCTCGATGATGAAGCCGCAAGACGTGCAGATGATCCAGACGCGGCGATTCAACATCGAGGACATCGCGCGGATCTACCGCATCCCGCCAAGTCTGCTGCAGGACCTCACGCGCGGCACGTTTTCCAATATCACCGAGCTGGGCCGGCAGTTCATCCGATTCACGATGAGTTCGTGGCTCTGCCGCTGGTGCGGCGCTGCCAACGCGCAGCTCCTCGATTCGAGCGAATACTTCTGCGAGTTCACGCTCGACGCCTTCCTGCAGGCCGATCCGAAGACCCGCTCCGAGGTCTATCGCAACCACAACGGCATGGGGGTGTACACGATCAACGAGATCCGCGCGAAGGAGAACATGAACCCGATCGGCCCCGAGGGCGATCGCCGGTTCGTCCCGC